TACTGGTGCGCGGCAATCGGCGGATGGTGGCCAAGCTGGAGTCCACGAAGCTCCTGTAGGACAGCGGTGCTCGTAGGGACGAGGCCTGCGCGTGTTCGCGGGGGCCTCTTTCCTCGTGCGATGGGTTTTCTGTCTTGACGGCGTACGTGGGACGGTTGTATACTGATGTGTCCGACGGTATGCGGTAACGCTGGGCGTCGGGGAGTTGAAAACT